CGTAAATATAAATTGACCCAATTACCGTCAGAAGCAACCACCAATTTACGTCAAAGCCAGACTAGGGCTGCAGCACAAGATGCAATGAACGCTGCTGAGAATCAGCAAGATAAGAATACGTTGCGTAAACTACGCCGCGATGAAGATTTAGATTTGAATCGTACAAATATTGATTATGTACAAGAGTTTATGGCAGATCGCCGTATGGAATTAGCTAATAAAGGTGTAACAGGTGTTCGTGCCGAGCGAATTCTTGCTAGTGATCGCAATGTAAAAAATGCCATTGAACTATATGCCCAGACTGGTGACCCTAATGTTTTTCAGTTGACACGTAAAGATGCACCTTCAATGCCAATGACAGTTAAGCCGCAAGATAGTTCTTTTGTGACAGAACTTAGTGCGGTTGGTCAACCTGAAGTAAATACAGGTTTATTTATGAAGAAAGATAAACGAGGAGCATTCACAAATCCAATTGAAGATAAAGAAATTGATTTAGTAAACCGCCGTGGTGAGATCGAGGAACGTCAGATTGAGTTACGCGGCCGTATCCAGCAAATCAATGATGACGAAAATATGTTCATGGCTGCTGCAGAAACTAAGCCTCGCAAGGGTTTAAGCGGAATGAATAAAGATGATTTTATTGTATCTAATTTACGCAAGCAGCGTGAGGGCTTAAAAGAAGAAGGCATTCAAAACGCTGAAGCTTTATTCGACGTTAATAATGAGCTAGATGCAGTGCGTCGTGATTTAGTTGCAGAGAAAGAGTTTGGTGGCAGGCCAGAACCTAAGACATTTACTGGTGAACCTAAACGTCTGTTCTTTGAAGCTGATGAAGAGGGCAAGCCGGTTGCCGGAACGTTTGAGGTCCGTAGTGATCGTGAAATGCAGGACACTGAAAACAGAGGAGGAGGTGGACGCAATGTTGCTAACTTCTCAGCAGGTAGTGCGTTACATGATGAAGTACGTAATATTCAAAATAAACGAAGTGGTTATCAGCAAGATGTGCAAAAAACTCAAATGCGTGATTACGATGATTTTGGAAATCTTGCCTCTAGCTATGAAGGAGATAAAACTCAAACAGGAAGTACGGTTACGCGTTATGGTATTGAACCAGGTGATGATGTAAGAGCAGATGAAACAGTTAAGCCATCACGGGTAGCACCAGGTACTACTAGTCCTTATCAAAACCTAGATGATGAAACACTAAGCATGATTTCATTGATGGGTAAAGGTGCTAGTGCAGAGTTGGCAACAAAAGAATCTTTAAGGCGTCCAAGGGATAAAAGTGGGGAATCCCTAAAACTTAGCGAAGGTTTACGAAGAGCTAGAATCGAAGGACGTGATCCTCAAAGTGTTTTACGTCGTTTTGGAGTCATTCAGTAATGTCTAAGAAAAATAAAGAAGATAAAAAGACAACTAAAAAGTTAGTTGATAAAAAACCAACCAAAAAGTCACCTGACAATCCAGACTCTTTTCTTGCTAAGGCAAAAAAGAAAGGTATTACTTCTGCACAGCTTCAAGTAAATGTAGAAAAAGATCCAGATAAATATGATGAGAAAACTCGTAAACAAGCACGTTTACGAGATACTCTAGTAAAATTACATAAGAATAGAAAATCTAAATAATAATGCCTTTTGATCCACGCCTTAGTCGTCCACAAGAATACATGGACGATGTAGCTAAATTTTTTAATCGAGATCAATTTACAAAATCTAAATATGATCAGCAGTTTCGTGCGGGATCTGGAACTGCGCCTTTTCAAATTAATCGTTTTGATTCCCGTGATTTGCGTAATAAATTAGTTACTCGTAAACCAATTACAAATCCAAGGCTTAGTTTTGTTAATGATGATATTCCAGATAATTTTAATTTGTTTGAAGGCTTGCCAGATCGTTTTGATACAAACCGTAAATCTTTATATGATTTTGAAACAGGCCGACCTGTATTTCAAAGGTCTACATTTTTAGACTCAGTTGAGTTCCAATTAAAAGGACAGAAGTGGAAAGAAACTTTTGAATTAAGTCCCACTGTAGAGCCAGACAAAAGGCCTAAAAATCCTATGCCCCGTAGTGCTAATCCTGATCCCCAGAATTATATTTTCAAAACAATGGAAGCAAAAGCAGAGTCAGAAGCACAAGGCGAAATGAATGTTGCTCAGTTGTTAAAAGCATCACCAGAAGAAATTAAAGAAGCTGAAGACAAAGGGCCTGTAAAATAATATTTATATGAGGTAATAAAATGCTTGCCGGCCTAGCTAGAACAATTACAAAAAATATTGGGCGACAAGGTCGCCGTAAGCTAGGTGGTTTGGCTGGTATTCAGGATTTAATTAACAGCGGTCTTACTAGTGGATTAACTAGTGGTGTATTTACTCTGGCTGCTACAGGTGATCCTAAACAGGCACTTGTATATGGATTGGCGGATGCAGCTGGCTCTACTGCTGCAATGGGTGGTTTGCGTAGGATAAGAGGAACAAAAAGAGATTTAGTTTATAAAAAAGATCCAAATACAGGAAAGATGGTTGCAGAGAATCGCATTGCTCCTAGCATGGGCGATTCTATTGCCAATGTTGCAGGTTCAGCTTTATCTACAATTCCTGTGACATTAGCAATGATGCCTGGAGAGCAATCACAACAATTACAAATTCAACAACAGCAATTGCAGAGATCTTCAATTAATTCACAAAGTCCGCAAGGTTTAGCAGGTAAGTATTACAAAGATACAATGTTACAAGCCATTCCAGGGCAGCCGCAGATTCCAGACATAAGTAGTTATTTAAATCCATCATTGGCTGCTGCACAGCTGTCACAAGTTATTAATCAAGGGTTATGACAATGGGCTTTCGGCAAGGTTTTTTAAAAGATGTTCCGTTGCGAAGTAAGCGCATTGCAGAACAAGATTTAAAATATAAACCGCAACTTGGAAAAGAAGCACCTAAGCAATACAGTCGTTCTTCGCTTCCGTTTTTAGCAGGTGGTGCTTATGGAATGTTGGCAGAAGAAGGTATTACTCCTCTTAAAACACCAAAGCGTTTTGCTGGTAATGTTGCGCGAATGATAGTAGATGATATTGGTTCTGCCGGAACGATGCGTGAATGGTGGAATAGGAATCATCCTAGTCAATCAGGCGACATGTTAATGGATGCCCAAGCAGGCCCAACTTTAAATCGTTATATGCCTGCTGATCGTAGTTTAGTTAATCTTGCTACTGTTGGCATTCCTGTTGCTGGGACGTTAGGTGTTTTAAATTTAGCAAATCCAGGTGAAGGTTTTAGGCCGAAAGGTTTTGCACAAGATTATTCTCCTATTGGTACAGATGATCGTCGAGAAACTGAACAACCTTTTCTTGAAGGTGTACAACGTTTAATGGGACGCCGTGGCCAGCCATTAAAATACGCTACAGCAAAAGAAGATATTCCTGATCTAACACCAGAGCGTTATGCAAATTATATGAGGTATTTGTATCAAGATAAAGGTCCAACAGGACTTGGTCTAATTAAATTTACAGGAGAGAATTTAGAAGGAAAACCTGAGATGTTGTTAGGCGGCTTTCCTATTGGATTAGAAGCTGCCGGAGCCATTGCTGGTGGAGTTGCAGCACAAAAGTTTTTCCCAGGTAAAACTAGGATAGATACTGTCCCTATGGTTAATAATCAACCAATGGGTCCATCACCAAGAGATGTTATTAATACACGTGAGACTGTAATTGTAAATAAAAAAACAGGAGAAGAAATCCCTGGTCTGCAACAATTACGCGGACGCTCACCTTATAAACAAGCTGCTATTGGTTTAGCTGGTGCTGTAACAGGTGTGTTAGCAGGAAAAATGAGCAATGCACTAATTGCAACAGGAGCACGTAATATCGGACCAAATACAGATGAATATGGTGTTTATTAATAAGTTGGTTAAAGTAGAATTTATTTAAAAGTAGTAATTAGAAAGAAAATGTCAGCAGATCAGCAGCAAGGCGTACTTTATCAAATGGGGCTAAATCAAGGCGGCTACTTGAATCGTAGTATGCAGGATTTGATGGGTGCTGCTGGTCAAAGTGTAAGTGCCTTGACTTCAAATGTAAAACCAAGGTTAGCGCAAATCGGTCAGCGTATGGGTGGCATTACCAATCCTTTAATGAATACATTTCAAGGGATGGGTATGAATGTTGGAAATCAGGGTGGCATGGCTCAAGCGGCTTCACCAGTAAGCCAATATTTTGGAGGCGGTTCAGGTGGTAACGTACCTCCAACAGCAGTAAATCGATATTTTGGGGGAAGCGGAGGTGGCACTCCACCCCCAACAGGTGGAAACGCAGGTGGTGGAAGCGGTAAGAAAGGCGGTTCAGGTGGTGGAAAAGGTAAACCAGCTCCCCGTGGTCCTCAGGGTCCTAATCCAATGAAGAATGCGTTAATGGATCGCGGTCTTTTACTTGGAGGAAGTACTTTATACGGAGCAAGTGGTGGCATTGGTGAGATGTTGCAAGGCAATATGGTTGGTGGTGCTACATCTGCAGCTACAGGAGGCGGATTAGCCGCTACTGGAGCAGCTTTAATGAGAAGCCGTAGTATGCCAGCCAAAGTAGTTGGAGGCCTTTTGACTGTAGCAAGTCCTGCTATTGGCGGTATGTTAGGCGACAGAGCTGAGACTGCTTATGCGGAGGCAACAGGTACGGCACCAAAGGGATCTGATTCTGAAGCAGCACAAAAAGCAGCTGGTCGTACAACGCGTGAAAAAGATGCCGCAGTTGATTTACGGATTAATCAAGCACAATTAGATCAAAACAAAGCAGCTATTCAAGATTTAATGAAGTTTGAACAAGACTTAATGATTCAATCTTTAAAACGTCAAGAGCCTATTATTGAACGTATGAAACGTAATGAGTTAGTACGTAATCAGGCGATGTCTAATACAATGACTGGTAATATGGCAATGTTAGGAACACTTGCTACGGCAGGTAAACTTGCTCAAGGTGCACAAGAGCAAGCGGGTGCAAACTTCCGTACAGCGCTTGCTAGCAACCCTTATGCAAATAATGTAATGAGGGCACCTCAAATTAACTTCGGATAATCATGACGAGTTTATTTCAATCTCCTTATATGCAGCCTAGTTATCGAGGAGAATCGTTTGGCAGTCAATTTATACCAGCCGCTACATTGTTGTTAATGTCACAAGATAAAAATAACAATGGAGCATTTCAGCAAATGCCTTATTATCCAGATCAAGATCCAGATTTAAATCAAGGTAATAAACAATCAACAGCTTCTACTACTTCAAATCAAGGCGATAGTTTTGAAGGTGAAGACAAAAGCGGAATGAGCACCAATGATGTAGCTAGATTAATAGTAGAGAAAGAAAAACGACTTTATGATCTTCAGCGTTATCTAAATTCTCCAGAAACCTTAGCTAAACAACTTGCGGCGGTTGAGCCATTTGAAGAACGTCGTGCACAGCGTCAACAACAACTGGGCCTTCAGTCCAATGTTGCAGGTTTTCTCTTAAAAGGTTTACCTGATATGCTACTAAAAGCATATGCATCAAGAGCCGCTTATTATCCAGAAATGATTTCAGGTGCTACACGCGGTTTAGCTGAAGGATTTAGGGCCGGAGCAGAAGCGGCCAAACCACGTTTTGATTATTATCAGGGGTTAACATCATGACTGTAATTAGCGGTGATTACTTTGATTTAGGATTTGATCCTGCAACTGCATTTCCTGATGACTATGCAGAAGCACAACAAGATATTTATGATCAAGGAAGTTCAGCCTTTATAGGCAATCCCGGCTTTGCTCAAGCTCCACAATCTACAGGGTTAGGAAGTATTTTTAATAATGCATTTGGTGCTTTTGGAAAAGGTCTTCTCGGAGGCCTAGGAGGAGGAGTCTTAGGAGCTGCTGGACCACTTGCTGGAGCTACAGGTCAAATGCTGGCCAGCAATCTTCGTGACGGCGCATTTGAAGCTTTAGGCTCTAGTATTATTGGAAGCACTATTGGCATGTCACGCGGCTTTGCAGCAGGCAATGCAGGTGAAGATGCAGCGGCCGCTAGACGTTTACGTGCAATTCGTAATGCACAGTTTGCTGGTCAAAGTAAATTAGCACGAATTGGTAATGCCCAACGTTTTAAAACAGCACTTGCAGGGACTGCACCTGGTTATATGCATCTTGCTAATATGGCAAGTAAGCAGATTTACGGCGTTTAGTATTATTAATATATAAAGGATACAAGAGAATGGTTGCTCTATTACCTGCTTTTATCGGTGGAGCCGCATCAAGTGCAGGTGGTTGGGCAGCAAGTAAACTTTTAGGAAGTCTTTTTGGAGGAGGAAGAAGTAGTTCGTCAAGTGGAGGAGGAAGTAATCCATATAAAGCTCAGATGCAAATGTTGCAAAAATTTCTGAACTATGAAAGTCCAACAACTAATTTTTTAGATAATTATGTAAACAATATTTTTATGGATGGCAAAAAAGATTTTAAGGATAGCTTGCGTTCTCAAAATTATGCCGACAATATTTTTGGGGCAGTAAAATCAGGCGATATGGATTTTTATGATGCACAAGCTGCATTTTCTACTGCATTTAAACCAAATAGTGAATTTTATGCAACAAATAAATACGGTAAGTTTTTGCAAAGAGATATTGGAATTCAAACTATGGATCAGATTGCTCAAAATGCATTTAGTACTAATTTAATGCGTCAAGGTACAAATAAAGAAATCAAAGCTTTACGCCAGCAAGCACGGGTATTAGGTCTCGATAAATCACCAATGGAGTTTTCAAGTTTTGTGAATAGTGAAGTAGCTAGTTCTTTTGAAGGCAGAGGTAAGTCAGACTATGCACCTGGAGAACGCCAGCTGGCTGCAAGGTATGGAGGATTTGGTTATAATCCAGATGGATCTAGGAGTTATTTAGTTAATCCAATTGGTGGAATGTCAACTATTAGGCCTAAAATGAGTTATGGCCAACAATATGGAGTAGCTTAAAATGGCTAATTGGTATACTCAATACGTTAAAGACGGTAAGTTTACAAAGGATGATGCAAGGAGCGCATTAGAAAGCGGCATTAGTGAAAAGAAAGTCGGGAAATTTATACGAAACAATCCAGACAAGCTTGGGAAAAATAGCAAAGTACAAGCATTTTTAGATAAATATGTAGCAAAAAATAAAAATAAAGGCAGAGACCCTAGCTGGCCAAGTCCTCAAATTGCACCAATTCCTCCTAGCAATGCATTTGATCGCAATACATTTACTGCCGGGTTTGGGTCGAACAATAACCAGAAGCCTGTTGATGAGATGGATGAAACTGATTATCGCACAGGCACGGTTATAGGAGGTAATACAGGCGCAACTTATGATCTGTCTGATCCGTCAGATAGAGCTTATATGGCGGATTTTGACCCAGGTACATATGACAAGATTTATGGACCTGGAGGCTTTACCCCGCCTGGAGGTGCAGTAGATCTCAAAGATCCGTTTGTACCGGAAACTCCTCCTGGTCAATTCCCTGGCGGTCCAACACCAGGAACAACACCAGAAGAAGAAACAGTCGATGACCCAAAAAATAATCCAGGTGCAGGTCCAACGCCAGGTGCAGGTGGAGATCCTTTACCAACAGTTGGATTAGATCCCGATGAACTTAGGGATTTGATTTCTGAAATGCTAAATCCAATCCTGGAAAATATGCCAACTTATGAAAGTCCTGCCTTTAGTTACGATACCGATAATGTATATGAATATACGTATATAAATAAAGATGGCAAAGAGGTAACAGAGGCACTGCCTATCGATACTATTGAGCATTTACAAGATATAGATCGAATTAGACAACAAGGTATTATTGACGAAAGGTTAGCAATTATTAACTCAGGTGTTCAGGACAGATTTGCAGCTTCTACTGATTATGGAAACCTGATGAGGTTTTCGGGCGTAGAATATAGCTCAAATATGGAATCTGGTATTAGAAGGTATGAAGCAGATACTGCGTCGGGAGTTGCGATATATCAAGCTAATTTATCAGCAGCCACTGCATCAGGTGTTCAAAAGTTAAAAAATAAAGGTGCAATTGATTTGCAAGATATTGTCAATAGTGGATTGGCTGCAGTAGAGAACATTCGCGGAGGATATACAGTTTCAGGCATTGAATTGCAAACTGAAGCAAGTAAAACCATAGCTAACATTCAGGCTCAAGCCGATAAGTATCGAGCAAGACGAGGATTAGAAGGTCAAATTTATGGAGGACTAGTTGCTGGGTTCTGGAGTTAACCTAAGTTAATATAATTATTAAGTGGTTTTTATCTCAAATGTCAACAAATCCTACAGCAATGGACTTCAGTGGAAGTGGAACCGGCGGTAATTATGAAAATGAGCCTTCGGTAAATCTTACTGATTTCCAAGAGCTTCTTAATCGTTTGACCCGTTCCAAAAAGGCTCAGCAGCGTCAGCGTTCTGTTGAAGGTCGTCGTGACCTCTATGCAGGCGGTTTAGCTTCTATGATGAGCAACTTCTGATCTAATTTATTAGTAGGCTACTACCATGACTTCGTCATTTTCTAATGTCGATGATACGTATGCAGATGACGATTGGTTTGATCTTGACAAATACAAGCAAGCCGCTGGTGTAGCCTACGATTTTAGTAAGAAGAAAATGGAGGAAGCCGGTGAACAAGAACGGCAGACAATCGGAAAGGGTGCCGAAGAGCAGCGAACCTCCTCAGAGCAAGCTCAGCGATTCCGTGAAAAAGACGAAGCACGGGATTTCCAGCAAGCTAATCGAGCCTACACTTTCTGATATAGAAGCAAAGGTTTTTGAGCACTGGCTAGACAATTTAGATACAGCAACAAAAGAGTCTTTTCTTTCTTTTGCTGCTGATACATATTCATTAATACAAGTATATTTATACGCCAGGTTTTTAGGCTATGGCGGTAGTATTACTTCTTGCGATGCGTGGTTTAATCTTACGTATGAGAAGCCAGATCACCTTGCAATATTGCTTAATGAAATTCAAGAAATGCAAATAGATATTCGTAAATTACGTGAAGATATTGAAAATTATGCGGTTAAACGTGATTCTGGTGTAGCACGTATTGCTGCAATGCAAAAAGAATTGCGATCTACTATTGCACAGGTAGAATCTTTTGTGTCGTCACGTGATCGCAAGGGATTATTAATGGCAGGAGCTGATAGGGCCATGAGAGAAATTATTTCTATTTTTAGAGATGATCCAATTGAAGCTCCCTTGCATGAAGCATCGATGAGCGTATGGGCTAGAATTCAATACGAAGAAGATTAACTATGGACAACCAATTCAACTCTAAAACTAGTATTAATATGGCTGCACAAATGCAGCGCAATAGAGAATTAGTTCCAGGGCTAAAACTTTTAACAGATATCTTGAATAAAGACACAAATACAAACATCCCAATTGCTGGAAAATATATGGCGAATAATCAGCAGCAAAATAATCCTGTACCTAATGAAAAAAATAAAGAAAAAGAGCAGCTTGAAGAAGAAGATGAAAATCAACAATAATTAAAAACAGGTTAAAAATTAATAAGACTGCTAAGCTTCAAACAGGTAAGAAATAAGAAATAATGCCTTCTCATCTTCATTTGGCGTATCGCCGCAATGCTCAGGCTGCGGCAAAGAATCATCGTGTTCGTAAAAACAAAGACGAACATTTATTAGAAAAAGCAAGAGATGACTTTGGCTTTTTTTGTGAATATGTAGCTGATAAACCACCAGCAGCGCATCATAAAGAATGGCATAAACAATTAGTAACTAATCAAGACAACTCTTGTTTAATAAAAATTGCTGGTCCTAATATTGATTTATTAGGACCTAGGGGGTCAGCTAAAAGTACCGTATTAGGTTTATATACAGCATGGGCTATTGGTATTCATACAGCGGCCAAAAGGCCATTACAGATACTTTATCTTAGTTACACAGTTGACATTGCCAGATCAAAATCAGCCACCATTAAAAGAATTATTGAATCAAAAAAATATCAAGAAGTTTTTCCTACCGTTAAGCTACTCAAAAATGTCACCAGCAATGAATACTGGTCTATCGACCATAAGTTTGCTGGCATTGATACAACTGGCGAAGAACAATTTACTTTATGCGCCGCTGGATTGAAGGGTTCAGTGACTTCAAAGCGTTCTCAGCTTGTGATAATTGATGACCCTGTGAAATCTGCCGCCGATATTGGCAACCCAGACATTCGCAAGACAATGCAGGACAACTGGAACGCTGTGATTGCTCCGACAATGTTTGAAGGTGCCCGTGCGATTTGCCTGGGGACACGATTCCGTCATGACGATATCCATGCCACAACGTTCTGCCCACAGAACAACTGGATGCAACTCGTCCTATCAGCGATCGTAAATAACGAGGAGACAGGCGAAGAAGAGTCATACTGGCCAGAGATGTGGTCCCTAGACTACCTGAAAGAAAAGAAAAGGCAAGCTCCCATTGCTTTTTCTTTTCAATATATGAATCAAATTATCAGACAAAATGAATTATCATTAGCACCTGAGCTTTTAGTTAAAGCTGAAATAGCCACTGAATTTGATTGTTTGGGCGTTGGCGTTGATTTGTCTGCAGGAACTAGAGAAAAGAATGACTATACCGTAATGGTTCTTGGAGGACGTATTGGAGACAAAATTCATATTATTGATTACAGGCGTTTAAGAGTAATGGGTAATTTGGAAAAATTAGATGCTTTAAAAGAGTTATTACATGATTGGTCAGTTATTGGAAAACAAGAAAACGGTCTTTGGTTTCCAACATATTCAACATGCGATATATGGTCCGAGGCTGTGCAGTATCAAGCATCTTTGGAAGCAGATTTTAAAAGAGTTTGTTTAAATCAAGAAAATTTGTATAATTTAATTTGGCATCCAGTCAAAGGATTTCGTGCAGACAAATTAGCACGTTTTAGAGGAATCATGGGAATGTTTGAGGATCGTAAAATAGTATTTAACAGGTACCGTAACTTCACCACCATGTTTGAAGAGCTGACAAATTTTGGTGTTAGCTCGCACGACGATTGCGTCGATTCTTTAGTATGGTTGGTTAACGGCTTAATGAAAAGAGGCAAACTTCAACTTGATTTCTAACCATGGAACAATTTATTGCTGCAGCCATTGCATTAGTATCAGGAGGAGGTTGGTTTGTTAGTAAAGTTTTCAATCGAATGCGGGCACTTGAAGATCGCATTGATCGAATGCCTCTTGAATATGTTTTAAAACAAGACTACATTCGTGAAATGGAACGAATGAATATAGAGTTTAAAAATATTAACGTTAAGCTTGATAAACTAATGGAAAGATTATTAAGCAAATGAGCTATTACATTGAGCTAGAAGAAGATCAAAACGGTGATTTAATTCTACAAATTCCAGAAGAAGTTATTGAGGTACTTGGCTGGGAGACTGAAGATTTATTGACATGGGATTTAAAGGGCGATGGAATTGTTGTTCAAAAATTAAATTCAAAATTAGAAGAGTAAAATAATAAAAGTTCTACAAAAGAACATGAGATACTCAGGTGGTGATCCAAATTTAGGAAATACAGGTGGCATGGAGATTCTTGCCGTTGGTATTCCATATGAAAAATTTGGAAGTATTAATCCTCAAAAACAAATTAATCAGTACGACAAATTAGATACTGTGCGTCTTCTAGGAAACATGAATGACGCTCAACGAAATGGTTTCGCCAACAAACGTGTTTTCTAATGGATTTAGCAGGCTCTTATATTGATTTAATGATGCCAGGTAATCCAAGAGAGGATTATCCTTTGGATTTTTTTACAACAGAATATTCAGGCCCTGTTGACAAAGGATCTTATGCACGTTTTGAATCAATGGGAGACGTGCGTTCAGCAGCTGTTCCACGCAATGCAAGACCTTCTTACTTTGCGTCACCAGGAAGCAAAGGATCTGGTTTTGGTAATGTAAATACAAAGAGGCAATTCTAATGTCATTTCAAGATGTATATGATGATCGTATCTTCCGCAACGGACAAGTAATTGGCGTTAATTATGGGGGATCTGTTCATCAACCTACCGTTACTTATTCAAATATTCCTAATCTAGGAGCAGGAAGATTGCCAGATACTGGACTTGGTTATGGAGGAAGACGTGCTCCTCGTCATAGCGGAGGCGATCCTAATTTAGGAAATACAGGTGCATTCATGAAGCTTCCATATTTTGGTGAACCATTAAATCCAACAGTAATGCCTTATTACCCTAATCAAGATTATGGTGGTATTGAACTATTAGCGGGTGCACCTCGTTATATTCGAGGTAAATTTGCTCCTCCGGGTGCAATTATTAAAGCACCTCATATTGATTCACCTTATATGGATGAACAGATCCGAAGAGGATTTGCTCCTATGACTCCACCTATGCCGCGTCTTACAGGTCCACAATTACCGGGATTTGTCTAATGGCACAAGATAATTCAAAATATACAAAACCTGAGCTACGCGAATCAATTAAGAAGCGCGTGATGGCAGGCAGTAAAGGAGGTAAACCGGGACAGTGGTCTGCTCGTAAAGCTCAACTAGTGGCTTCGGAATATAAAAAGAAAGGTGGAGGGTACAAAGGAGGTAAAGGTAGCAGCCAAAAGTCATTAAGCAAATGGGGTAAAGAAGACTGGCAAACCAAGGATGAATACGAGAAGAATAAAGCAAAAAAAGCTGCTGTTGCGGCCAAAAAATCTAAAGAGAGAAAACAATAACAATAATGGCTGATAAAGCAATCCAATCTGACGGTACGACGAAACGGTATCTTCCCAAGAAAGCATGGGCAAAGCTTTCAAAAGAAGAACGTGAAGATACTGATCGCAAGAAACAAGAAGGTTCTCGTAAAGGAAAACAGTTTATTCCTAATACAGAAAAAGCCAAAAAGGCTGGCAGGGCTGCTAGGATGTATAAACAAAAGGGTAAGAAATAGTGTCAGAAGTTAGAAGTCGTTTAAAAGAAATTATTGACGCTTATATTGAGCGCAATGGTGATGCACAAGTTGATAGTGGCATTGTTTCCTCCCATATTGCACAAATGAAATTGTTTGGCATCCGTAAGGGTGTTGAATTTTATCCAGTACAAGATAACTTTGGTAATCAACGCAAAGATTTTTTAGATAAAGTAGCAAAATATAACCGTCTTGATACACGTTTAGATTCAATTTGGGATTACTTTTTGTGTGATGGAAAAGGAATTTTTTATATTAGGCCTACTGAAAATAACTATCGTCTCTATTATTTTCGTAATTATGAGTATCGCAGCTATTACAACGTAGATGGCGAGTTAGAAGAAGTTGTTATTATTTATAGCTATAAAGTAAAACAATCACAAGGAGGTGTTGCTCAGGATGTAGGACTGGGCGGCATTGAAATGGGGCAGCTTACTGGTGGTAACTATGCACCCAAAGAAACTCCAGGGCGTAAAAAATATATTCGTCTTTCAATTAAACCATTGGAAATTGAAGAAACACATTCCGATGGTGAAATGTCATTTGAAAATATTACAACTACAGTGCCAGGTAAAACAAATAAGTTTCCAAATGAACTCGGCTTTATTCCTTGTGTAGAAATTTTTAATAATCCAAAAGGATTCACCATGGAAGGATCAGGTGAATTCGATCAGTTTGCAAATCAAATTGTGTTGCATGATGAGTTGGTGCGCACAATGCGAAAAAATATTCAGTTTTTTGGTAATCCTACTTTACTTTCTTCACGTCCTAAAACGGATTTAATCGAAACAGGACAAGATGGAAGTGCGCAACGTCCATCTATTGCGGCAAACTCTGGTTTTCAGAGCATGTCACCTCTTTCTTCCTCTACCTTTAAGCAAGATCCAATTGGAAGAGGAGTGGATGGAACTATTAGGGTTCCACGTGTTATTGCAAATTTAGAACCAAACGATCGAGTTGGTTATATTGTTCCAGACGCCATTTCAGGTGATCAAAATGCTTTTGTTAGGCAGTTTAGAGAAGAGATTCGTACAGCGCTAGGAGGAGTAGATGAGCTATCAATCAGTGCAGGTGTTACTGCAACCGAATATAAAAGTTTGTTTGGTCGTGTGGCTGCTACTAGTAAAAAGAAAGCAAATGCAATTTATGAACATGGTTTATCTCGATGCATGGAATTAATTATTTTCATGGAAGAGACTTTGTTTAAAAATAGTTTGGCAAAAGCAGCTGGAATTGAAAAACCAATTCAACCAGAGCAAGATGCAGATGAAGCAACTCGCTTGGGTTATCAGCAAGCGTTGCAACAGTTTGAAAGCAGAATGAAACAAATAATGATGGCACTTATTAAGGTGCAGATGGTGCCGCCGGGTGTTAAAGGTTTAATTCCTGATGGTGATGTAACAGTTGCTTGGCGTTGGCTGGGACCTGTGTATGAAGAAACAACTCAAGATATTTTAAATAATTCTATTGTTGTTCGTAACTTACAAGAGCTAGGAGTTGATAGTATAGAAGCATTGAAGTATCTTTTCCCATCAAAAACTGATGAGGAAAGAGCGGAAATGCTTTCAGGCTTTCCCTTCAGAATGGTCGGTGAATTACAGAGTGCTTATAACAAGTTCTCTAGTTTGGTTGCGGGAATGATGCAGACCCCACATCCACAAGCGCCGGACCTGCCAATGGCTGCAGATCCACGCTTGGACCTCACTCCCTATCTGTATCGAACTCTTGAAGCATTACAAAAGGAGATGAGCTATGCAGGACGCTACCGTCCAATCGACCCCACAGATGAGCCAACCATCCGTGGCACCGAGCAGCTACGTGGCAGCAGCCCCGCAGCCGACAACACCAATTCAAGCAACGCAGGCGGGGATGGCTTACCCCCAAGCGTCAACTCAGGCAGCCCCTCAGGTGGCGCCCAATTACCAATCCGCCCCGTCAGCATTCGTCCCCCCTTCCCAACCGGCGACTCCCCAGGGGAATCCATGGGAATCGGCGTTCAGCCAAGTAGTGGGTCTTCTGGGCCGTCAGGCCTCCCCATCCCAGGCAGCGCCATCACCGGTCCAGGCTCCGGTGGCGAGTCCGTATACCCAGGGCAATTGGGAGTCACAGGCACCAGCAACTTACCAACAAATCCCACAACAATCGGCAGCCCCGACCTGGCAACAAAGCCAGACATCCTCGCCCAACTATTCCCAAACCTCGTCGGTCAGCTCATTGGCGGACGTAGCGGATCTCCTGGAGTGGAGTCCGGAAAGCCGGATGGTGGTAGCAAACTACGGAACGGAGGCACCAGCGATTCTAAACCAGTACGCTCTAAACCTGGAAAGGATGCTGGACAGCGCCGTGGCGTGGGGCGAAACGGCAACTAATGTTTTAACAGGTTATGCTAATTTCTCTCTTAATGAGCATAAAGAGAATTTAGCTTATAACGAAATCTTGACTAATCCAGACGTGCTGTCTGATTACACACTGGAATTCTTTGGTCCTAATGGTCCTTATCCAGTGTATGGATCCGAGCAAGAGCTGGAGACACGTGGTTATCCTACTGCTCCTGTTGGTCAGCAGGGTCAAGCCGTACCTGGTTTACCTGCTCCCCCGCAAGCCGAAGGACCTCAACAACCTCAAGATTTCTGGGGTGCATTTAAAGCACAAATGGATTATGACCCAACACAAGCTTGGCGCATTGTGAATCAAGCTGATCCTCGGGTTATGGCTAATAAATTATTTGTAATGGAGTAATCCCATGCTCGCAGGTAAATACGCGGGAGCTATCCGTAAAAAAGCCGGAGAAATCTCCCGTGATCCTGTGCAGTCTGCTGCCGCAGCCGGTGCCGCTGGTGCCGGTCTTGCGACATTGGGAAATGTTGTTACTGGAGAATCCGAAGACGAAGGTCTTGGCCGTACAGCTTTAGAGGCACTTGGTGCTGGCGCAGCAGCTGCTGCTGCTGGAGCTGGTGTGCCTCAATTGCGTAAATACATGGCTAAGGAAATGCCAGGTAAAATCCAGGCGGGTGTTGATCGTGCTGTTGGAGCTGCTGTTAAGTCAGATATGTTCCCACAAGTAACCATGGCAACACCAAAGGGTCGCAAAGTAATTGCAGATGCTAATCAGGTTGCTGAAAACGTAGGCAACATGGCATCTGCTGCTGCTATTCCACTTACTGCTTTAGGTGTTACATCTGCTGCAGGACTTGGTGGATTAGTAGGTGGCGGCGCTGGAAATGTAGGAGCAATGTTAGGTGTTCCAGGAATTGATCCTGAAGCACCTGGCTCTAGTAATACTGTTAACTCACGTCTTACTATGCAAGGCATGGGTTCACAATATATTTCCTAAATAGTAAACTGCTAAAATCTTATTAGAATAGGCAAAAGTTCAGCTATTCCATTCACCTTATAGGCAAGGATAAAAATGTTTTTAGACAACGATTTTCCTAAGATTCTAGGTGCGGAACTTTACCGTCCGCATCCTGCATACATTTGCGAAATGGCCGTCGAGCCTGTTGTGGTGCATGACTTCACCTCTCAGCCTGGCCAAACTGTTCAGCTTGATCGCTACAAGTTCTGGGGAGCCCCTGGCACCAAGGACAGCCGTGAGCGTATCTCGGATCAAACCATTGGTACTGCTAATAGCCGCAACATCACAAAAGAAAAGGTGTTGGTTGTGCTAAAAGAGTACACTGGCCCTGCAGACCCGGCTGATCCTACCCAGCCTTCTACTTTCAAGATTGCTCGGGAAACTCTGATTACCGCTCAGCGCTTGCTGCTTGATACCGGCAACCTGAACATGTTCCATCAGAGCATTGGCTCCTTGACCCTGTTGGACGACTATCGTCGTTGGCGTGATCGCGTCTTTATTGACGAATTAGCTAAAGCTGAGGCTCAAGGCAAGGCTAGCACCACTCAAGGTGGTTACTACTTTGCTGGTGACAAAGAAAAAGATACACAAGGTCGTGTTTCTTATACCGCTAATGAGTACACCGATCAAGTTCAGCAGTTCTCTGTTCGTACTGACCTTTTAGAAGTTGTTAAGGATCTGCGCAAGCGCAACGTTCCTACTTTTGCTGATGGTCTGTATCGTTGTATTTGTGACCCCGTCTTCATGATGCATCTGCGTCGTGATGATGACTTCCGTGAAATTGCACGTTATGCCGGTAACCCCGGTCAAGGTATGTTCATGGGTAATCCCATGATGCCTAACAACTCCAGTTTCTACATGGGTCCTCAAGCCGGACAAGGTTATTTCCTGGCTGGCGAACCTGTTATGCCTACTGGTGTGCAGTTTGAAGGTGTGAAGTTCTTCGAGTCAACGAACTTCCCAACCAAGAATATCACCGCATCTTTTGATGGTGGTAGTCATTACTCTTCTGAAGAAATTGCTCAAGGTTTCTTCTTCGGTCCTCAGGCTATCGGTATTGGCATCGGCGGTCCTAACGCTCAGGTGTTAATCAATAACAATGATGACTTCTCACGTTTCATCATTCTTATCTGGCAGCTTTATGCTGGCTTCGAAGTTCTGAATAAGGATTTCATTACGAACTCCTTTAGCTTCATCTCTGATGACGCTGTAGTCTGATTTGTTTAACGTCCTTACATACCTTTTCTAGATAAATGGCATACTTATCCGCTAAGAAAATCTACCCAGCCGATATGGCTGAGCCTTTAAATGGCTGGTATCAGAATATTGATACTACTGGTGGATCTACCAACAACGCTTCTGTAGCAGGCCCTACTGCTGTTTTAGCTACTCCTGGCTATCGCTATTATCAAATGCGTGGCTATGTGCCCGTTACCACTGCTACTGGTGATGGTTACACAACTGTTGCTGATGTCATTATTCCTTCTCCTTACAAGAATGATGACACCCGCACTAACATTACTGGTATGACAATCAGTAATGTTTCTTCTGGACTGCCTGCTTACGTTTATCGTGCAACTATTTCCGTGGCTTCAGGCTGGGGTGATGGACGCATTGCATCTGAAATTATTACTTCTGGTGCTACAGATGTAATCGGTTTTGGTCCTGGTACTGCTTCTACGCCTAACCCTGCTTCAGGTGTTGCAAATGGAGCAAACCTGATTGCTGTTAACAATAGCGTTGCAGCTGGTTCGGCTGGTTATAGCATCTCACCATTGAAAAATGGTGTTAATTATGTTGAAACCACTTCGAATACTACTTATCGGGTTTACTCAAAACCTGAGACCAAGGCAAGCGTTACTCAAGGTGGCTGGGCAATCTCTGATGCCGACAAAGCAGCTGGTAACACTGGTTACATCCTCGTTGAACTTTGCTACATCCAAGCTGATAATGCAATGGACTACGATGATATTGAACAGTACATTCCATACAAAGTTGCATCTAATTACCCTGGTTATTGATAATTAGGGTAAGATGGGGTCAGTGATTAATTACTGGCCCCGATGCTATATCAGCATAAAAAAACAGGCGCTCGGGTTAAAATTGTTACCGAGTGGGACAATGGCGATTGGTTCATGGTCGAAGACCAGGACGGTCGCGTTTTTACTGTCTATTGTACAGAGATTGAAAAAGATGAACGTGCATCAAGGAAAGTAAAAACACTTCAAGTAAAAGATGCAGCATCCGGTGAAGAGCCACGCAAGTTTCCTACTGATACGCGTTTAAATATTAATGCCGCAACGCCTCAGATGATTGCTGATCATATTAAAGGTATCGGCATGAAAACTGCAAAAGACATTAAAGATTTACAAACAAGTCTTTCTGGAGAGCGTTTTCACAATTTAGAACAACTTCGCAAGATTAAGCGAGTTGATTGGGATTCAGTGTTTGCGGCAGATTTAATTCGTGTTTAATCTTTATTATTGACAACATCTATAATAAAAAGATAAGCCTAGTGTTCTGTGCAGTTATCCAGCTTTAACAAAAGTAGGATTAGATATCATCTGGGTTACTACGTTGTTAGTGTTCCCGCAGGTGACTATGCGCGTCTAGAGGAAGCAATGAACTCTGTCCCCGATTCATTGTTTCACGATAAAATTGTGTTTCAAATTGATCGCTGTGATGCAGCAGAAAAGAAAACACAGTTAGCATCTCTTGATCCTGATTTCACTCCTCCTAGTACAAGGGTTGAAGGAATTTTGGGTGACGTTGATCGTACTATTCGATCGAGTAATGTACGAGATGCTTTGCGTTTATGGCAGGACGTATACATTTATGAGACCAATCGTTTGGCTCAGATTTTATATGTCCCTAATTATAAAGATGAAATGCAAGCTCGTTATCGTTATGAACGATCTGGAGCTGAGTTTATTCAAGCACTCCCTGGCCCTGCTGACACTGCTGTTGGCGCAAATGTTTATCTTAATCTGACAACTCGATAATCATGTCTAGAGCAAAATTAGCTAAACAAGCAGCCAATCAATTATTTCAATTTGGCGGTAAAGCTTTAAATCCTGTTACGAGCTTTTTTCGTAATCGAGTTGGGAGAGTACCTGGTTTAAGAAATATGCAGCCAGTTGTGGAGATGGCATTTCCAGCACGGCGCGTAAGTCCACCTGTGCCCTCTTCGCAGATCGGATTAGATTACCTTGGTCGCAGTACTGCTAGAGCACCCTCTATTCCTAGTCCATTAGGACGAGTCGGTCCTAAGAATGCATTAGAGCAACGTATTTTAGATAATGCAATGAAACCCCAAGGAACAGGAAGGTTTCAGAAATTAGGGGATCCTGGCAGTATTTTTAAAGCAATTACAAATCCCAATACTTCAATTAACCCACTTAAAAATCCAGCGCGTCTTTTAAATCCCTTTGGAACAAGAGGTAGTCTCATTTATGGACTAGGTGCTGATGCAGCTTTGAATTCTTTAGGTATTGATGTGCCTAAAGGTGTAGACGAAGCTTTAGTCGGTCAATTTTTAGGTAGTCCACTTGGTCTAGGAGGAAGAATTATTGGGGGATTAGCTGGATATGAATTTGGCAACCCAGGTGCTTTTGGTGATGGAACACGAAATAGTGCAATGGCAAAACGAGGAGATGAGATTTTAAGAACTCAAGAGTATAACAAGCAACAAGGTTCTGACCTTGACATGAATGCTATTAAACAAACAGCACGGGGTTCAGAGGTATTACCTTCTGTAGGAGAACCTTCTTATGAAGCATTTATGGCGGGAGGAGGACGCAGTGCAATTCAACGAGGTGTTCCTTTAGTAGATGTTGTAAGACAGGGACAAATTAATATTATGAATAGTCAATCTGCTCCTGTTGTAACTACTGAAAATGCAAAAAATCAAACTTTAAATACTATGCCACCTTCGGCAGAAGAGAATAAATATATTACAAATCCTCAGCTTACCCAGGTAGAGCTGTATCAAAAAGCTAGGGTAAATGCAAAAACACCTGATCAGATAAAAGCAGTTGAAAGACTTGGCTCCGCTATTCACAGAGCAAAAAATCCAACCCTATATAATTCTGCAGGTATTTTTCAAAATAGACTAAATCCTCAAAACCCTGCAATGAATGCAGCATATCCCGATCGTTATACAAGGACAAGAGAGGCTTCTATTCTGGAAAAAGGTATTCAAAAACCCTATTCAATGACAAATGCAGACGAAAGAGCACAGTTAGCAGAAGCTTATCAGCAAGGTGTGGATGATGCTTTATTGAATTTAGTTGATAATTCTACATTAAACGCAAATTCATTCCTTGACAGTGAATTACAAAAAAGAATTTTCCGATGACTACACCTATTCAGCAAAACTTAATTAACAGTTTAATGACTCCACAAATGGTGGAAAGATTAAAAAAAGAAGGTATTAGTCAAGAAGATTTATTTTTTGAACCTTCTGCTTTTGGCCAGGGCACTCCTTTTACAAATAAAGTTGAAAATCCTCTTGCTCCTGTTGATCGTTTAAGAAAAGATTTAGAAGCTAGAGATCCAATCTATGCAAATAAATCTGTTTGGCCCGATCAATTACTAAAAGAAACGTTTCCAGAAGCCTTAGGCCCAACACAAGCTTTGGATGAACGTATTCAAAAATCAGTAAATTCTTTTAAAATAGGCGACGATATTAAACCAGGAGTTAATACAGATGCAATTCCTGATCCACAAAATAGACAATATAGTAGTGATCCTGATACTTCTGAGCCTGAGCCCAGTAGTCAGCCAAAAAGTAATAAAGATGCTGCAAGAGATTTATTACAAATGTATTTAATGGATCAACTAAATACTACGCCTGATATTGGCGTAGTAAGAAATCCAATTTTACAAGCAAAATTGTTGGAACTTAAAAAGCCTTACGTCTATCCTGGCAAAGACTTGTATTAAAATAAAACAATCAGGAGTAAACCATGACAACTACTAATACAAATAAGCAACCAGTTTTTGTTGATCGTCCTTTGGTTAATGCGGTGCGGCTTACAAATCAAGTTGTAGGTGGACCAAGCAACCTAAATGTACTGGGTGGTCAAAACCCAGCATTGCTTGTTGATATGGACGCAACTTTAACAAGTGATAACAATAGTGGTGGAATTGTAGATAGCATTACAATTGTGCGTGATAATTTTAGTGTTGAACAAGCAGAGGATTATGTAATTAATTCAACAACAAGTGGTCAGTATATTAGTTTAGTTAATGGTCAAATTGTACATATTGCAGAAACAGGAATTACTAATGCACCAGCAGAAAGTGGAGTTGGCTACTATACTTATACAGGAACAGCTCCAATTGAAGGTTTAAATACTGAATTGGTTTATAGCGGAATTGCTACACCTAGTGCATCAGGATTTAGTTTTACTTCTGTTGCACAAGCAACTTTACCTGCTGTTACATTTGTTTGTTATCACACTCGCGGAACAACTGTACCAATTCCAGCAAATGGTGATTATAAAGTTATCTTTTCTAAGACTTTAGGTGCAAATGAAGCATCAATGGATTGTTCAGATTCTTTGCCTGAATTATTGACACCTGTTCCTAATACAGGAAACATTAATGGATTAGAAGATAAAGCTTCTTTGAAAAGTCGCGGTATTGTCTTACAACGAGGTGATCGTTTGTACTTAGGAGTTCTTCAATTTGGTGTTTATAATACAACGTCTGGATATACACCGGGTGCACATGCAATTGCGCAAGGTGGTTTTTATTGATGACATTTGGAAGCTTTAGTAAAGGATCAAATTTTGATCGATTCAAATTTGATAAAGGTAGTAACTATAGCGTTCCAAAAATTGAATCTGAGTTTGGTGGAGCTGTAGTTGGCTCGTTATTTTCATATGATCAACAGTCAGCTTGGTTACGATGGAGACGTGGATGGGAGTTAGCAACTTCTGATATTGCACATGCAGCTTATACGTATGATTTTAAATACAACATACCAACTACCTCTGGCGCAATAGATGAAATTGGTGGTCGATCACCAGTTGTGTCAGGTACGTTTAAAGGTTTTCCAACACCTAATAGAGAATTGGGAATGCATTGGACAGGAATTATTGCTGCTGGTAATTTGCGTTTTGATAATCTTGTTGATGTTTCAGGAGTTAAATTAGCAATCTCAGGAGAAGCGCATCCACAAACTTTATTTTCAGGTGTTCTTCAAGACAATCAAAACTATTGGTACATTCAGTTATCAGGAACTTTTAGCACAATAAGCGGACAACAAGTACCTTCGCCTTTATTGGTTACATTTTCTGGTGGAGATGCTGCAAAGCCTATTGTAGGAGATATCTTAGAAGATAAAATTGTTACAGTTTCTGGTAGTGCAATTGACAGCGAAACTAGAAATCCAGCAACTAATATACGTTACGGCTTTGTTCAAGCAGTGCTGACAGGCATTGATGAAAACAAAGGTATTTTACAATTTGAAAAACGTGGATCTGTCCAAAGCACAATCGATGGAGTATTGGTCACTCCCTCACGAATCCCACCACACTCAGGAAGGTTTTTACAAACAGGTAAAAGATTTTGCTGTACTTGTCAGGATTTTACTAGGCGTGATTATGCTTACATTTCTAACCTTGGGCGTAGGAAAGGACGTAACTTTCCAGTTACGGCAGCAGGGGCAACTACACCAGGACGTTATGAGCAATTAAAACGTTTTGATGAATTAACACAAGCAGCTCAAATTCGCTGGACAGAATATTTTGTAGATAATAACTTATTTGAGTTAGTAGCACCTAGTGGCTATAACTTGCAAGAAGTTACTTCCGGTCAAGTAGAAAAAGATATTCGTTTACCTGTTAATTTGTATAGAGATTTTCCAGCTATTTTTGCAGATTTTGGTAATATTTATACACGTGGATTTGGAGATAATAAAGATTTTACAAGCGGTGTTTCAGAAGGTATGCCTACCTATAGAGACTATAAACAGTCAGGAGAAACTCCTTATGAAATCAATGATGATTGGACATTTGTATTAAATGAATATCGTTTTTGCAAACACATTCAAGCATTACGATATATGCAAGGAGAACTTCCTATTGAACCATCTGATTATCCTTTTGCTTTATATGAAGATTTAACAAAATGGGAAACAGATTTAATTGAAAAAACACAAAAGGATCAAGAAAAAGCTTTTGAAAATTTTACTTACTATGGAATGAGTCATATGGATGTACCTCCCTTTAATATTCAATCTCCAGCCATGGTATCAATGACACAAAAGTTATTTAACTTTCCTTCACAATTTGTTTTATTTCAAAACTTTACTATGGTCGACAAAAATGGTACAGAGTATATTCCAGCTTCTGGCGAACTACCAAGTAGCGAGGGACTTACGGAAAACTTCTAATAAGGGTTATAATTGTTCTAACATCAGTTAGATAAGATTTGCTGATGCCAGCATTAAAGTGACGTTAAACAGTGTGACCAGTGTCTATAGTTCAACTACCAATTGGTTTTTATCATGCTTCACATGCGTTTACCCAGCGATGCCATCATCGTTGATGAAATTTTTTCAGTGACAGCTCAGCCAGAATGGACTGAAGTTGGTTGGCTTCTAGCAATGATTGCTACATATGGTAAAACACCAGATGAGTTAAAAAATTTTACATGGAATGAAGATAATTCTATTAACATTGAAAACAGAAAAAAAGCTGTTCGTCCATTGCATCCACAATGGGTGTTTATTTTTCAACTAAAAGAAAAGCAGCCTTCTAAATTAAAAGGCTGCTGGAACTCCCTTGTTAAACGCATTAACAAAGCACAGAAGCACTCTGTATTTAACTTGACGATTGAAGGTCTTCTCTTGGCCCACAAGGTGCGTAAGGTGTACTATACTCCCCTTAAGCAGCACTCATTTGACTCGACAAAGAAGTCTCGGAAGTTGCTTGCTCCTGCATAGCAGTAAGCAGCCGCTTCATCCTGGGAATATGCCAGTAATAACTGTCGCGGGAACGTGTCATTGGACCAGCTCCGAAGTGGTGCCCTAGCTTTGCTGGGCCGCTGTCGCGCATTTTATGCAGCTCAGAACGAGGTACTCCAAGTTCTTTTTCTGCCTTGTGAACTGGTAGCCAGTAGTTAGAAGCCATTGGTTTTGGAAGGCTTACAATTAAAAATTTAGGTTTCCACAAAAAAATGTCAAGTAGTTTTATGTAACCTTAAGCTTTTTTGTGAATTGTGTATTTTTATTTCAAAGAGTTGAAAGCGTACACAAATTAGACTATAGACAGCTGAATCGAATAGTTATGTTCAGGACCGAGACGGAACCCCTCGCTCTCCTCATTGAACTAACGCCACGATTAGCTAAAAAAAGATTTAGACAAAGTATTTATGAAGCCTGGAATCACGAATGTGCTTATTGTGGTGCAAAGGCAACTTCTTTAGATCATATTGTTCCACGTTATAAATCAGGTTGTAGTAATTGGTATAATTTAATTCCAGCTTGTCAGCCCTGCAATAACAATAAGGCATCTTTAAATATGGAAGAATGGTATCGAAAACATGAAAAATTTTGCGAAAAAAGGCTAGAAAAAATTATTGAGTGGACAAAAGGAGATAAAATAGAATTTATAGCAGACAATTATTCTTGTAAATTAGGTTGTGCATAAATGGCTACATATGTAAATGGGCAATGGGAAGGATTAAACGTAGATACTAATTTTAGACATAGTGGCAATAATCCTTATACAGCAAATGACTATGCAACCATTTTTCCTTATTTAACAGAAGATGATTATGCAGGTACTTACCCATATAGAGATGAAAGTTTTTATATTACTGATTTTCCAGATAAAACTGCAAATGATTTTTATGGAATAATTCCAGATAGAACAGATGATTTTTATGCAAGTCAATTTCCATTTGTTGAGTCATCAGCTTTTGCAGAAAGATATCCACATACAACTATTAATGCAGAAAGTATTGTAAATGCACATCCTAAAAAAATAGCAGATGATTTTACAACAGGAGAATATGCACTAAAAGTTCCAGATGACTATGCAAATGATTATCCTTATGCAGTTGCAGATGATTATTTAACTACACATCCAAATTTAACAGCTGATAATTTTTTTAAAGATTATCCTAATAGAACTGCGGCTGATTATGAAGGCACTGCAGATAAGTATACATATAGAGATGCTAATTACTATGCAGCAACTTATCCGCATAGAACAGCAGATTCATATGCCGATGATTATCCTCAGAATGCAACGGCAGCCTGGTATGTAGACGACTATCCCTTTAAAGATCACAATGACTTTGCAAATGATCATCCGTATAAAACTGCAGACGATTATGCAAGCGTACATCCATATGTAAAAGCATCTGATTTTTATAATACGTATCCAGATAAACTTGGTAGTGATTTTTATAGCGATTGGCCTGTAGCTGATCATGTAGGTAATTTTATTAAAGGTCATCCAAATTTTAAAAACTGGACTAATGGATATATGCCACTAGCTCCAGGAAAAAGGAGCAATAACAGAGTTAAACAATTTACTCTTAAAACAGCCAATGACTATGCTGCTCAATATCCAACAAATCTAAAAACACAAGGAACTATATATGTTGGATATGTAAAAAAAGATAAAAGATTTAATGGAAAAATTGGAACCACAAAACAATCAGTTGGTGCTGGCGATGGCAGAACAAAAGCATTTAAAATGGTTATTACCCATCAGCTAGGAGGTCTTACTAAAACGCTTAATGCATTTGCTGATGCAAATGGTTTGGCTCGGAATACAAAACCACTGCGAGCTATTCAAAATATAAGAGATACGTATGCAGCTAATCACCAAACAAATATTGATAATGCAACAAATAGAACCAATGCGGCAGATAAAGCTAATAAAGCAATACTTAAAGACGCAGAAACATATATGGGACAGTGGAATAGCTCAGGAAATACAACTAGAGATATATGGGCGAAAGCTCATAATAAACAAGCAAAAGAAAATAGAAAAACAGCAAGAGACACTCATAATACACAGGCAGCTGAAGATAGACAAACAAAAGCAGACAATTATAACGGCGATATGCTAGGTCTTCGAAAAAGAGATGCCAAAACTCATAACGATAGTATGAAAACTGAACGACAAAATGCGGCTGACGTCTACAATGGGAATCAAATAACTTTAAGAGAAAACGCTGCAATAGTTTATAATGAAGGCCAAGATGGTAACCGTGAGAGAGACGCAAATACACATAACAATGACGTAGTAACTCCTGCAATTAACAAAGCTGTAAATGACTGGAATGGCGCACAACAAACTAATAGAGAAAGCGCTGCTGCTTGGCATAATGAATACGTAGCCGGTCCCAACAGGAATAATGCAGCGGTTGATCAGAATGAGCTAGCTTATGGTAACAGAGAAACTAAAGCTTATAATCAAAATCAAATTATTTTAGGAAATAGAGAACAAGCTGCTATAGCTTGGAATAAACAAGCAGATAAAGATAGAGCTGCAGCTGTAAAAACATTTAACGATGCACAAGATGTACTAAGAAACCGTGATAGAGATACTTATAACGGTGCACAACAGACCAGCAGAGACAATGCTGCTACAGCCTATAACAGAGATGAAGCAGCTCCAGGGAGAGATAAAGCAGCAGATGAGTATAATGGACAAATGCTTACTGCTAGAACAAAACTGGCAGATGGATATAATGAAGGTCAATTAAAAGCAAGACAAGATAGCGTCAATACCTTTAATGAAGGTGCCGATGAAAAAAGAAAGAATGCAGCTATAGAAGCTAATGAAATTGCAGATGATGCATATGATATGGCCACTTCTTTTAATAAATGGTCTGATGACACTATTAAATGGGCAAAAAATACTCAGACAGGATATTACAAGGAAAATAGGCAACAAATTTTTGATACTGTAACGAGTAAGTTGGATGAGTTTGTCAAGAAAGGATGGATGACACAAGATCAAGCAAATCAAACAAGACAGAATTTAAAAAATAATTACGGAACTTATTACATTAAAGAGCGCATTCCAGGTATTTGGAATCCAGATGTTGATGGTGGATTAAGAGATCCCTTAGGAATGTTTAAATCAGATTATTATCTTAAAGAATATGGAGATACAACAGGATTAAACAAATCTTGGCAAGATGCAACTAAGCTTGGAAATGCAGATAGCCCATATGATCCTGATAATGATTTAGATATCACAGCTCGTTATGGAACTTTAGACAATTATGCACATTACCATTATTCAACTCAAGGAAAAGCCAGTGGATTTAGAGGACAAGAAGCTGATGTGCCTGAAGAAGCTGAAGCGTATAGGAATACAGTTACTGATGAAGAGATGAATATAATACGTGACAAAATGTTGGGTTTAACAGGTACAGATGAATACGGAAGGGTTGTTGAATGGGGCGAAGATATTTTAGATCCAAATAGCGATGAAACAGCAAGTTTGTTAGAAAATACAGTTGGCGGTATTTTTGGAGAAAAAGACTTGGAACAGCAAGATAAATTTTCAACTTTGGCACAAGATATACTTCTTAAATCGGTAAATCAATTAAATGAAGAAGAAAGCAAAACAAAAAATATTAATCTATTTAAATCCTTACCTGGATTTAGTGAAATCTATGGGGCAAATAAAGAACTTGCAAATAGTATTTTAGGAGACTCTGGAATTGGAGGATACTTAAACTTAATGGGTAAAAATACAAAGCAAATGCAAGAAAGCTTAGAAGGAGATTTTGAAAAAATAACAGGAATTACCAATCATGTTGCTGAGTATAATTGGCAAAAATGGTTAGATGAAACAATTAAAGAATATGAAAACATGAAAACAATTGAAGGAAAAAGAGTTGATAGTGAAGGAAATCCAATTGAATATGATTTAACAACAGATGAAAATAAACTATTTGTACAAGATTTTATCGATGACTATATTAGCCCTAGGTTTAATAAATCTAAATCTATGTCTGAGTTTATTAGTTATTTAGATGTGCAAGATGAGAATCAACAAAATATATTTCAAACACAAACTGCAATGAATGCATTGAAACAATTAGCAGAGGTTAGAGCTAAAGCTTATTTTACAGAACTATCTAAGAGTACAGGATCTACAGCTGCATTTGATTACAAATTTTACATGGATCCAACAACAAGACTGGATGGTTTGCAAGGTGTAAACAAGGAGTATGTAGCTCCTGCAAGTATTGTGCAAAGATATGAAAATCAAAAAGGCATTGTCCAAGGAGATTGGGCAAAAGCAAAACAAAATCCAAACACAAAAGCTGACGAAACATATTCTTGGGGACAGCTTGCTTATATGTATGGTTTAGATATTAATGATGAAGAGCAATTTGCCAAGCTGCATTTTCAAGTTAAAGGTTTAAAAAATGCTTTTGAAGGTGCAGCTGATGTTGTAGATGGGAATACTGTTAATGATTGGTTGACAAATACATTGCTTCCTTTGGTTGAACAAGAAAAAATCTCATTAAAAGATGCTGCCTTTATGCAATTTGTTACGCCAAAAGAGTTTGCCATGGCTATGTTAGAAGGCATTGATCCAATAGAAAATAAAGAAGAGTGGCAAAAAGTTCTTGAAAAAATAGGATTGGATGATGTTGAAAGTTCACTTGAAGAAGTTCAAAAGTATATTGAAGAAGCATTTGAAACCGGAGAAGCTTTGGTTATTAGAGAAGGCATTAAACATTTAAATGAAACAAAACAAAAAATCAATCAAAAAAACTTAGGTGTTGATTATATTCAAAGAGATCCTGTTGCTATTTTGGGTAATCCAGGGGATATAGAAGTAGGTTCACAAGAATGGAGAGAACTACTTGACAAATATGATATTGATGAAGATTTTGATTATGATCAAGCAAGAAATGCTTTATTGAATATTGAAGATATTGATAAACCAACTACAAATATATTATTTTCAATTTATAGAAACCAAGGCTATGGCGGAACAGAGGAAGAATTTATGCAAGAATTTTTTCCGGACGCAACTAAAGAAGATTTAGTCGATCTTGATTTCTTGGGTAAAGCAATGCAAGGAGATTTAGATTTTAAAAAGTTTGATCCCGAAATAGGCGGCAACGATCCTTTTGCTACTATGCTTCAGTTTGAAGATTATTTGGGCTCTACTGAGGATCCGTATTTTTTGAAAGATGAAGATGACGATGATGAGCTTAAAAATGAAGCTAGTTATTTTGATTTCTTTCCTGAAGAAGATAAAAATACTGATAGTAAGGGGTTTGGTATTATGGATACATGGACAGGTGGTTTGTTTAATTAATAATGTCTCAACATAAAAAAGCAGCTTCAGCAGCTAAATTACATAAAGACAAAATGGCTTGTAACAAGCCACAAAGGACACCTAAGCACCCAACCAAATCTCATGTAGTTAAAGCATGTAAAGACGGAAAAGAAAAAATTATTCGCTTTGGACAGCAAGGAGTCAAAGGAGCAGGAAAAAATCCAAAAACAGCTAAAGACAAAGCGCGTAAAAAGTCTTATTATGCAAGACATAATGCTCAAGACAGCAAACCTAGTATTTTCAGTGCTAGATACTGGTCACATAAAGTGAAATGGTGAATGTACAATATGTGTGAAGTATCTTTAGGCTCATGAACAAAGGCAATCACTATGTAGTTGGTAAGCCCAAAAAAACGTGTCAAGGTCAAGGCAAACACTCTAAAGCAAATCACGGCCGCAAAAAAACTCGCGGACAAGGAAAGTAATGTAAACTTAGGAGATATGTGGTAAAACTATGTATCCCTATAAAGATGCATTATTACTTATTAAAACTTTTGAAGGTTTTAATGAGAAAGCCTATCCTGATCCAGAGACAGGAAAAGAACCATACACCATAGGATATGGTACACAGTTTTATCCTGATGGAACACCTGTAAAACAAGGTCATTATGTAACAAAAGAAAAAGCTTTTGAATACCTTGTTAATGAAATAGATATTATTGCAAAACAAATTCTTAAATTAAATTTAGGCTTAAATCAAAGCATGTTATGTGCCTTGATTTCTTTTGTGCATTCTATCGGATGGGATGCATTCTTATATAGCAACATTGTAGATCATTTAGAAAATGAAGACTATGTTGAAGCAACAGAAGATATGGCGTGCTGGATTTTTGACAATCAACACAAAGTTATTGGTGGATTGATTGATCGACGTAGAAATGAAATTAAATTATTCTTAAAAGAACAGCAAGATTTTGAATATGCTTTTAAAGATTTATTGCTGAAAGCTTTTAGAGAGTATACAGCATCAAAAAAACAAGTTGCTGCAATCAGACAATTTCAAGAATGTATAAATCCATATGCTTTGTCTGCATTTATGAATAGTTTTTTTGAGGATTCTTACAACAGGATTTATTCTGCTGATCTTTCAGAAGAAGAACTGCAAGCTATTTATCAGAACTGGAAGTAGAATAAAATCAGTGATTTAAACAGCAATGGAAAAAGATAGTATGAAAGAGTATGAGATGCCTTTGCACATGCAACTTGCTATGCGAAAGGCTGAATTGGCAGCACAAGAAATGACCTGGGACCAACTTCAGGTTGTTGTTTTAAATTTATTTGGACGTCGTTTAATGGAGTTGCAAGCAATTAAAGATTTGCTCGCTTCAGAGGGTCTAGATGTTGAATTCAATATTCCTTCTGATATTGAATTGCAAGAGCTAGCCATTGCAAGGCTTATGCTTGAAGAAGGTATTGATGAAATTGAAGACGGAGAAGAACCGCCTTCAATTTTTGCTTGATTTTTTCTTTTCAGAATTTTTTGATTTAGAAAAAATTGCGGTGTTGGGATTAGCCTTTGGTTTACCTTTGGGCTTATCGTACAACTGCCGCAATTTTTTTAAATCATAATAATCTGGATTAGCCATTACCGTTTTTTACGCATTGCTCTTAAACGTGCCATTTTCTCTTTCATTGACTCTTTTGAACGATCACTGGGTTTCATAGAACGACGACCTCCTTTAGCGATTCCCCTACTACGCAGAGATCCTTTGTTTGCGGGATTACGACTATCGGTGTGACGACGGCTACCCGGTCCAGGTTGCTTAGCACCATAACGACGGGTTCCTTGTGGTGCAGAGGCAAGACGACCACCTCCTCCTCTCTTGGGACCACGATTGGGTTTTTCGGGATTGCGACCAGGTGCGGGAGGACGACGACCCGCGGGAGGCCTAGGAGGTGCTGGAGGCTTAGGACCACGACTAGACCCGGAAGCAGGGCGACGAGAACCTAAGCTTTTAGAATAAGGAGATTTACGTGTTGAAGGAGTGTCTTTTTTATCTTTATCCTTAACGTTTTTGCCCATGCTTTCTTTCAAGCTTCTACGTCTTGCCCTAGTTTCTTGAGCTCTGCTTTTAACATCTTGAAGTCTTCTTTTAGTCATTGACCGTCGAGACTTAAGACCTTTACGGTAGTCTTTCTTTTCTTTGTCCCCACGGCCTTTGAGACCTTTTAGCCTAGTAGTTAAGTCTTTTTTTTCACCTTTTAAATCTTTAATTTGATCTTTGTACGCAGCAAGGCGTCTTTTATAATAAGAAAGAGCGCCTTTGGTGACTTTGGGTTCAGACATTAAACCTTAAACATAACTATATCTATTCTAAATTCATCAATCTATTTAAATACCAACTTGCTTTTTTTAGTGACTCAATACCCCCTTTATGCTTTTCGCGCCAAACATATTTTGCTACGTTACCTTTTAAGTAGCCTCTATATTCTTCTGGCGTTAGCTGCGCTTCAATTGCTTCGATGCATTCAATACCACCAGAGTTGTAATGCTCGGGATGATTGACATTATCTATTAAAATAGGACGTTCTTTTGTTGCCCAAGGAACAGGACAAACACCACCTGGGCAATCAGTTGGTTCATCTACGATCGGTTCAAACCACCCAGAAGACGACGTTGATTGAATTTCGTCACTTCCTGCTCTTCCGGAGATAGTTGACCCATATCCACAATCAATTGACGTGGCTGAGGTTGCGCTCCATGCATCATTCCCTCCTCCGCCGATGGAATTGTTCCCGTTACTCCGCATCGTGGTTGCACTCTTGGATCTACTGCTAAATTAACACGATCTGACATGTTTTGCTGAGTTACAGCAAGACCAGTATTGTATTGATCGTAAACTGGCACATCATGTGTTTCATTTGCAAGCGGTTGACCAAATGTATCAATAGTGGCCAAGCGACTTTTTAGGGTATCATTATTACCCATAAATTCATTTAGAAAACCCATTTTACTTTTATAGTTTACCTTAATTATAATTGGACTATGGCTTACTCATCTAACTACAATCCCTTAAAAGGTTCTGCATCATCTGTAAACTTTACTTCTGATTTAAATCCCGAAGGAAAGTATGACGTTGATTTAAGAAATCTTGACCCTGAAGAAAGGGTAACTTCATATCTTGCTGATACTGAGGGTAAAGCAAAGCAGAATCGTGTTGGAAAGTCTTTGAGAGCAGCACGTAGCGCCGCGAAGTTTCGTCAAAAGCGTCAAATTGATCAGCCATATACAGATAGGCAAGGACAATTAGCTGGTTTTGTTGAGGGAGATGATTTCCCTTACGCAGGTTCTACCAACTATGCTGACAAACCGAAAGGTTTCTTTGGAAAACCTTTCGTTTAGATACGAGATAATACTACTTCAGCTGGTTGATTTTGATACTTTCCTTTACGTTCTTGATAACTAACATCGCAGGGTTTACCCCGATGAAATAATAGTTGGCAAATGCCTTCATCAGCATAGATTTTATTAAATAAAGGAGTGCAGTTACTGATTTCCAGGGTTAGGTGTCCTTCCCATCCCGCTTCTGCCGGAGTGATATTTGCCATGATTCCCGCACGTGCATACGTGCTTTTACCAACCGCAACGACTGTAATATCCCTGGGCAACTTGATGTATTCCATGGCAAAACCAAGACAATAACCAAAAGGAGGCAGTATAAAAAAGCGACCGCGTTCGTCTTCATGCAATTCAGTTTCTTTTAAAATTTCAGGATCAAAATTTTTTACATCACACATACCGTGTTGAACACCTCCAAAAAGAAGACACTGACTGGGTGACAAACGAATATCGTATCCATATGAACTAAGTCCATAGCTTAACAATTTAATACCATCACGTTCATTAATAAGACGATCAGAAAAAGGTTGAATCATGCCTTCTTCTGCAAGAGTCTTGAGTTCTTGGTCGCTTAAAATGCTCATATTCTTATAGCAATTTTTATACTTTACAGGATAACTCTTCCTTTGGGGCTATAGGTTTCAATAAAACACTCTGTAGATTCTTCTATATTTGTCTTGGGTTGTAGATAAACAACCATTGAACAGCTTGTGGTACGGTTTATTAACTGGTCTTTATGAAAATAATGTCGAATTAAATTAGGACGACTTTTCAAAATGCATACAGGATGATCAAAAATATCTTGGCAATACATAGCCATGTCAATGTAATTTGTAAAATAAATTCCTGATTCTATTTCACCAGATAACCACTTACGTTTAATTGCTTTCCACCACACAGCGTGGCCTGCTGTTAATGTAGGCGATAATCCACGTGTCACCTTCCAGCGCTGTGATTTTTTATGCCAAAAATATGAATTTGCTGGAGGAAATAAATAAACATTTCCGTGCCATATCTGCTCATTTAAACCATCTTCTTTAACAGTAAAGTATTTTTTAGCATTAACGTATTTATTTGCTACGTCTGAGCTTGCGGGATCTAAATCAATTCTGCCCAAAACAAAATGAGCAGAATCAATTAAATCTCTATTTGTAATCCATTCAAAATCTTCGGAACGGATATTGCCGCGTTTTAAGCCCATTAGACATCTACAACCTTATTGTAATCTATTTCAAAGTAACGTGTACCTCTATGATCCCATAGTAAATAACCAGCTTTTTCCTCTGGATTTATTTTTTGAGCAGACTTTAATACAATTTCCATATGCTCTGCAAAATCCTTTGATTCAGAATCGTTTTTAGCTTGATTCAACGCCTCAAGAGTCAACCAAAACATACCTGAATCTTCTTGCCCTGGTTGCAAAACCATCACCCCTGGTCCAGCTTCCTGCCAAAATTTCCTGTAAAATTCTCCCATATCCCCAAGAATCATCTTGACTACAGAGTCAAGATACTCAGGCTTACCTTCTTTACCCAGGATCCCCTGGATTAATTCCTCTCTGGTGGCCATGTTTAATTAATCCTTGTTTTTTAAGAACAGCAAGAAGCTTGGGCATTGGTTCGTAAATAACGACCATTTTGCCAAGAACTCCTCTCTTTTTGACTAGCTTACCATTTTCATCTTTCTTTTTCACAAACTCTTGCGAACGAATTAGGTATTCAGCAACACAACGTAAACGTCTTTTTAAAGGAAGGTCTGCATTTGGAAAACGTGAACAAATAGTATCAGGTACCATATCTTGAAAAGCCAAACGCAAGCGATTAGCCAAAGTCGTTTGACTATTAGGATCTTCTAATTCAAAATTTTTAATTGATTGAATGTATCGTCGCATTGTAGGTTCATCAAAGGATCCCTCTGGAGGAAGAAACATTTCCACCTGACAAGCTAAAACTTTAGGCAAAATATCTTTATAATTTGCAAAAGTTAAAGAATTTATATCTATATCGTCAAAACGATGTGGCATTAATCGTCATCCGTATTAGGAATAGCTGGGTTAGGAATATTATCTAAATGTGGTCTTGTATTTCGATCATACAATTTTTTTCCTTTTTGATCAAAACTTCTTAAAGTAATCTCTTCATTTTTGCAAAAAGAAAGAATTAAATGGTTCCATGGAATACGAATTAATGTTTTTTTAGGGCCAACAGGAATAGTGATGTAATGAACTCCTTGCGTCCAGCCATAGCCTGTACCTTTTCTTCCTTGAAGAATCCAATTACGAATTGTTTGATCACTAACAGCCAATCGACGTGCGCACTCTTCTGTAGAAATATATTCATCAGCATATATTTCAGGTGAAACTTGATCTGTGTTGCCGTCTTTATAACGACTGTGCCACATTGAGGCAAGAATGTTACGAATACCTTTTAATTCAGACGCAATATCTGACAAATCGGTCGCCATCGGTTTATAAAAATGCTACAGTTTCTATACATTAACTGTTTAATCATGGAAGAGCAAGCAACTGATAGCACGATTCCAAATCAACCTTCAATGCCAAGTTTTGAGGACATGCGTCGAATGGCCATGCAAAAGGCAATTCAAGATATTACTGGCCAGCCTCCTGCACAACAACAACCCGGAGCACCAGCAATGAATCCTTTTGCAGGCCAGCCTCAACCGCAGCCTCAGCCCCAGCCTCAGGTTGCACCCACTGGAATGAATGCCTCACAATATATTCCACAACAATATCCGGCAAATATTCCCCAGTTTCAGTACGCTCCCCCTTCACAGGTTCCCGAAGAAGAGCCTGAAGATAATCCCGTCCCTGTGCCTTTGCGAATTGTTAGACGAAATTTAACTAAATTTGAAATTGCAGCTGTTTTTTTAGCGGCTTGCATTACTGTAAGTGCTGTTCAAGCAACTTGGAACTTTGCAACTGATATTTTGCCACGAATTGAAATTCGTTCTAATTAAGCTAACCTATAATTAATAAAGGTTGGATTTTTTAGTGTGCCTAATCGCAGGATGACTGAATTCCCAGCCATATTGGCTGGGGACATTACTGATGAAGATATACTTACTTTAGTAGATGTCTTTGAAGTTGATCCTTCGCTGCGCAATAAAAAAATTACATTTAGTGGCTTTAGGGAATATTTAAATCAATACTTTATTAATGTTGTAGACAACAATCCTTTTCCTGTTTTAGGCTTGTTAGTCAGTGGCACTAGTACATTTATTGGTGCCGCACAATTTAATAATGACATTACTGTTTCACAATCAGTTTCCATAACAGGAAACTTAAATGTCAGCGGAAATATAGATGTTGACGGAAATGTATCAATAGATAATCTTAGTTTAAGTTCAGGTACAATTTCAGATCTTACTTTTGTTTCAGGAAGTGGTGATACGATCATAGCAACAAGTGGAAATATTAATAATATTCTTACAACAAATATAAATACTAATAATATTACCACTGCCTCTGGAAATACTGATTATTTTACTATTAACAATGTCATTACAATAAATAGCGGAACAGCACAAGATCTTGTTGTAAATAATTTGTCAGCAACAGGATTATTAACTATCACGGGTGCTGTTAATTTTACAAAACTAATTCTAAATGCAGGCACAAATTCTTTACCATCTATTACTTTTATAAACGACGAAGACACAGGTTTCTTTAGTTCTGCATCTAATACAGTAAGTGTTACGACAAGTGGTGTTGAACATATAAGAATAAATGATAAAGGTGCGATAGGAATATCAGGAACAGACTTTGGATCAATAGGCCAGCCTTTAATATCAAGAGGATCTCAAGAATCACCAGTATGGTCAAGTAGTTTTAGTGGATTTACTATTACTGGCGGCGATATTTTTGTAGAAAGTGGTGATCTTTTAACAAATAACACTGTCAGTGGCTCAAATGTTTATGCTTCAGTAATTAGCGGCTCAGAAATAATCCAAGCACCTAGCGGTGTTTTTCCATTCGCAAGCGGTGTTAATGCAAACTTTTTTTCAGGCAATTTTATACAGGTATCAGCAAATACTTTTACCGGAATTACTGTTGAAACAACTACAGGTATTTTTAATACTTTAGCAACTGGTACTACTGCAAGCTTTTCTACAGGCATTTTTACAAATGTAACAGGTACAACGATTAACGCAACAACAGGCAATTTTACAAATACAAATACTACAACAGCTACTGGAATTACAACTAGTTATACAACAGGAGTGTTTACAGATTTATCTGCAAATAATTTAACCACAAGCGGAACTATTTCAGGAAATATAAGTGGAACTAGCGGAATTTTTTCTTCAAACATAAGTGCAGCTACCGGGATTTTTTCTTCAGGAACCGCTTCACAACCTTCTATTACTTTTAAAGACGATAACAACAGTGGATTTTTTACCGATGCAGCAGATGAACTTAATGCAAGTACTAATGGAGTAAAAAGAATTACCATTGGCTCAGGAGTTTAT